CTGTTGTTCTCCTAATATTTCATTTAACTTATTATTTGCTTCTATTCTTTCTTTAAAAGTTTTAGTTTCATCATCTCTTATTTGTCTTTGTATCTCAGCGTCTTTTAAGTATTGAGCGTTTAACTTAGCAAACTCAACTGCTGCTCTTGCTGCTGCTTTATTTGTTTCTGTTATGGCTTTTGCAGTGTTTAAAGTTTTTTTAGTATACTCAGTAATAGCTCCTGCTGCTTTAGTAACTGTTTCAACTGTTTTATCAAAAGAATTATCTACACCTGTTGCTACATCTACCAATTCCTTCCCTGCTAGTTTAGCAAATTCTCCTGCTTCTTTAAAATTCCCTTTAAATAAAGCTGACAATGCATTTCCTACATAGCCGAAAGTATCTAAAAGACTATTGAACCTTTCTATAAGGTTGTCCTGTATCATATCAGCAAAATCTTTTAAAGCTTGTTGTGGGTCTTCAAATATACCTTTAAAGAAGCCTGTAAAAGCTCCTATATTTTTATTTAGGAAATTAAACAAGTCATTGAAAGCAATATTTAAAGCTGTCATTCCTGTATCAAAAGCATCTAGCACTTTTTGATTACTACTGAATACTTCCATCAATTTTGCAAGTAAAGCAACAATAATTCCTATACCTGCTGCTTTCAATGCTGCACCTACGCCTTTAACAGCAGTACCAATTCCTTTAACTCCTTCCTTGCTGCCTTTAGCATTCTTTTCAAGATTTTTCAATTCCTTGTTAAACTTACCGATATCTGATTTTACATTTAATACTAATTCTTCTGCTTGTGCCATATCTTTATTTTTAAAGTGCTACACTTGTTTTAATTTGTGTGAATGTTATGTTACTACACCATTCTATAGTCACGTCTGTTGCTCCTCTTACTCTCATAGCAAAGTTAGTTCCTGACGCTATACCTGTTGGCTGCCAATTAGAAACAGTTCCGTTGCTTTTTATTGCGTCACGTTCTCTATTTATACTAAGTGTTCCGCTTTCGTTTATTATAACCCCCCTTTCTACCCAACTTGCATAATCACCTAAATTACCTGTTCCTGTTCCACCTACTCTTAAAGCTATAACGTCTGCGTGAAAATACATTGCTGAGTTCTCAGGAACGGCTAAGAGTTGGTCAGTCGTATTGTTTAAGTAACTTACTGTATTAGTACCGTTTGTAGTTTGCGTTCCATAAATTACTTGTATGCTTTGCCTTTCGCCTAATAAGTCAGCAGCTACGTTACCCCCTAAGACAATTGAGTTATCGGCTGTTGCTTCTCCTAAAGTACCATAGACGTTAGCATTGCTTACTCCGTTTGCTATTTCGTTTTGAGTTCCTACTACAATATTATTTGTTGAGTCACCTTGCACTGTATTCTTTTGACCTATTATGTAAGTGTTATCAGTGTTAGGCAGAGTAGTGTTCCCTGCTCCGTTTATCTTGTTGTTTATATTACTTATATTTCTATCTAAATTACTGCTGTACTTAAAAGCCGAACAAGTCCTTGTTACTTTATTATATATGTAGCCGTAAGCTTCACATTGAATTTGATTAGGAGTCAAATCGTTAGTTCCGTCTGTAAAGGTAACTGTTCCGATAGGACTTATACTAGAAGGCTTTACATTAAAGCCTGTTAAAAATTGTGTTGTAGGTATTTTACTCATTACGGTATAAGTATAAATTCAACTGTTGCTAAGTCGTTTGGTTTGTAGTCTATTTTATTTACTCTATAAATTCTATTCTTTATCATTACTTTATCATAGAAATTAAAGCTATTGATGTCTGAAGGGTTTAAATCTACTTTAAGAGTCATTATCCTAGTATCAGGATTGTAAAGTTCATTATAATAAGGTTGCCAAAATAAACTGAATAAATTAGCAGTAGAAGTTCCTATACCGCCTAAAGTCTGTTGTGTTTCGTAATTTATATCTATTGTTGTACTTGTAGTAGGTATATCTGTTAAGTGACTAAATTGTAAAAATTCATCTAAATTTGCAGCAGCGTAACCATTCCATGCAGGTACGTGATAAGTACCACTACCCACACTTTTTATACCATTGTTAAAAAATAATCTCGGACTATTTTCAAAAGGCTGCGACTCGCCATCATCAGACATAGAATAAATAGCAGGAGTAATCAATTCAGAAACAGCGATAATATCAGTCAAAGGCTTTGGTACTGAAGCAGCAAAAGGTTCTGCTGTTATTTCTTTTTCTCCTGTAAGTAAATCAAAAGCGAATGAAGGTGCAATATAATCCAATGAACCGTAAGGATGACCACCTGTTGAAGACTTAATAACACTAGCAGTATAATCGTCTTCATCTTCAGCAAAGACGAACTTAGTTATTTTATTCAAGTCAGTTAAAGGAGTTAATTTTATTTCTGTCACATCTACTTTGTCAGTCCAATTTAATTCCTTACTATCATCATTATCTATAAACGTATTATAGTATGGTTCAAAACTTATCTCGCTAGGATTGTCAGGGTTCGGTAAACTTACTAAATTAAACATATTAATTAAACCCTTTAAAAACTCCCATTGACCAAGCTCACCTCTTAAAGTTTGCATTAGCGTTTCTGACGTTACTGTAAGCATTCCTGTAGTTCCGTATATTGTACAGAAACCTTGAGTACTTGAAGTTTGACCAAAGAACAACCAAGAACCATTTGTTGCTGCCACCCATTCTAGCTGTATATAATCTCCTGCGTCATCACAAACAATATAAGCTGAAGGAAATCTAGGAATAGGATTAGCTCCTAAAATTGAACCTGTAACGTTATCATACGTGTTAAGTAAAGTTCCTGAACTGTTGTATTTTGCCCATCTTGTAGAAATATCTTGGTCACCTGCTCCTACAGCTGTTTTCCATATTAGATTTGCCGAAAGGTCAAACCCCTGTCCATCTTCTGTAGCAATAAATCTGCTTGTTCCATTAAATCCCATTTGAGCGTCAAAAGAATGACTTGACAAATAGATAGCAGTAAACGCTCCTGTAGGGCAGAACTGCTGTGTATTTATATAATAACCACCTTCTGTTTCCTCTACTCCTGATATATTCTCACCCCAACTAAAATCCATGTATAGGTCTTTAAAAAAATCACTTTCAAAAAAATCACTTTTATATGTAAAAGGACTGTCTTGGAATATTCTATCTATTAAATACTTTACGTTTATACAAGGTCTAAAAGCTGCTTGTAAATCTAATAGTTCAGGCATTCCATAAATAGCGGTTGAAGGACTAGGGTAAGGCGTTCTTATTATTTGATGAGCCCAATCTATAAAAGGGTACTTTAAAGTTCTGTAAGTGTCTCTAAAACCTGAAGTGTTAGGGTTAGTATAAACTATTCCTGCAAATGGTGCTGAGTCACGCCAACTTTTAACAATATTATCTTTTTGATAATCATGTTCTAATTCTGCTAAATCTATATCTGAAAATGTTTTTAACTCTAACACATCAGCCAAAGCAACTGCTTCAGTATATAAATTTACATTATAACTTATTTCTCCTGACTTGTCAGAAATATCTATCATTTTTAAATAACCTTCAAACAATAAAAATCCGTCTTGTTTTAATACACATTTTGTTTTATTATATGGGTTAAAATTAAACCCTGTATAGGTTCTAGTTATTTCAAAGATGTGGTCAAATATTTTATTGTTCCTTTTTGTTGCAGGAAGCTTAAAAGCTTTTGAATAAGACTGCACTTTCTCAGCTACATTTTTAAAGTCATCAACACTTAAACTTAAAGGTATGTCTTCATCTTCATATAGGTCGCAAATAACTTGACCATCTTCTAAGTCTGAATATGTTTGAGTAGGAGTAGTTCCTTGTTGCGAAACAGATATATTATCTATAACTATATTGTCAGCAACAAAATTGTAATAAGTTATAACTATCGTATCATCTGTACTAGCAGCAGTCCAAGAAAAAGTAATCTGACTTTGGTTTGCTGCGTGTATAGATTGCGAAACCAAAGTAATACTATCATAAGCACTTGTTAAAACAAATCCTGTGCCTGTAGTAGATAAGTCTATCACCATTTCGTAAACCGTTCCTACAACTAAGTTAGATAATCTTTGATATATTCCTGATAAAGTTGCACTTGCTACTGAGTACAAAGTGACTGCTCCTGAACTTACAGTTGGTGCTGTTGGTGTTCCTGATTGTGTACTTCTGAATTTGTAAAAACTATTTATAGCGTTTGTTGGGTTAGCAATTAAAGCTGAAACTATGACATTAGTTGAAGAAGCAGGAACATCATAAGTTGGAATGGATGTAGAAGCTAAAGCGTTAAAAGTAGAACCGTCTACACAAAATTGTCCTGTTTGTGAAAATACAGAACCATAGCCGTTGTAATGTTGTGGGTAAACTATTAATTGTACACTCATTATATTGATTGTGTTCTTAGTGTCTTACTCTTTTCTACTTCAAAAGTATACTGAATAAGTTTATCGTTTGCTACTGTCTTTTTTGTAAAGTTTGTACTCGTTACCCTTACAGGTGTTACATATTGATTAAGAACAGTTGTTACATCAAATACATCAGAATATTTTGCTAATATATATACTTCAGGACTATTTGTTAATTCTTCAAACATTACGTTATCGTTTTCACTTACAAAGTCTGTGTTCATTTTGATTTTCTCAGTAGCATTTACTCTAAAAGTTTTCTTACCACCTTTAAAGCCATTCACTCTATAAGAACTATCATTCCAAGTTCCTGCTAGTTGCTCGTATGTAGAACCTTTAGTTGATATGTTTCTAGTAGATTTCTGCGTGAATGTATAGTAATCCCAAGCTCCCCATTGATTAAGCCAACAAAGCCTTATAGACTCATATCCTTTCAAGTTAGGACAATTTAAGTTTATTCTATATTCTTGTGTTACAAAATTTGTTGAAACTGTTTTAAAAGCTTGAAATGTGTAATAGCCACCCTGTATTGTTCCTGCTGTAACTAAAGATTGAAAGAGCGTAGGTGTACCAACTGTAGTTCCATAGCTTCTTAGATTAGCAGGAAAACAGCCAAAGTAAAAAAGATTTTTCTGTATTTCTTGAGCACCTGAAAAGCCACCACCATTAGCTAGAGTTTGTGACAAACTTTCTGTACCTATTTGAACTCCTGAGCTATTGTAATATTTAAAAAGAATAGAACTTAAATCGTTATTTGAGTCTAAAAAAGCAAAAGTTCCGTAATCATCTAAATTTGCATATTGAGTAACAGGTGCATTAGTTAAAAAACTTTTAGTAGGTGAGTCAGGTTTAAATTGAGACAAGTCATAACCAAAGTCTACATTTTGAATATCTAATACATCATCATATTTTAGATAACCATTAAATAACCTGTAATTAACAGAAGATACAGGAGTGTCTATAGTAACTGTTCCACTAACAACATATACAGTTTTAAACTCAATACGTAACCATCTCATAGCGTTTGTATTTCTTGAATACTTATCTATTAAATGTATTGGATGATTTGGAATTATATTTGTAATTGAACTTTTATAACTAGAACCTGTTGTTGCAAGATTATCAGAAGCTACATAGCTTTCAACTACTTGTCTAAAGTCAAATATTCCTACTCCTGCGTTATTAGGCTTTGTTTTAAAAGTCGCTACAGGTGTTCCTGTTATTGTTGGTGGTGTTCCGTTACTTATATAAACGTCAGCTTGAAAACTTACATTAGTATATTGTGCTACTATATTAGAATTTGATATTGCAAAAATTACTTCTTGTCCTACAGGAAGCCGATTGTATAAAGGTTTTTGTGTTATTGTTGTTGCCATTTAGCTAATTATTTTTTGTTGTTTTAAACCGTCTATTATGCTTTCTTTTATTGCTGCTCCGAAATTATTACTAAATTGTTGCATCCCTAACATTAACGGCTTTTGAAAGAAGCTGATGCCTTGTATTCCTTTTTTACCAATGCTTCTAGCAATTAAAAACTTTATACTTTTTCTAGACATAAATTTTCCTTTTGCATCTCTTGGAGCTATACCTTTTTTTACTATCCACTTATCAAGTGCCTTAGTAGGGGGTTGTGAATGTCCTTTAGATTTTTTATAACCGAAAGGACTTTTAAGAGTATTGCCTTTGTAATCTTTAAAACTTCTTTCTTTTTCTGTTCCTGAAACTCCCTTATCTACAAACTTACCATAAGCAGCCATCTTAAACTTTACAGTTAAAACGCCTTTGTCCTCTGTCACAGTAAATGTAATAGATTTTTCTAAAGCAGTATCACCTCCCTTAGCTTTTTGTAAGTTTCCTTTTGCTCTGTTTACTACTTGTTTACCAAAGCTGTTAAGATACCTTTCAAGAGCTTCTAACTTCATTATACAAGTGCTGCAAATACTTCTACTTGAACATCAGTTGTTGCTGAAGGTCTTACCTCTACTGTAACTAAATCTTCTAGTGTAGGAAAGTTAGGAGTAGTATCTGCTTCTGCAATCATTGCTTCTTCAGCTTGGAATAAGATATGTGAACCACCTGCTCTTACAGTTACTTGATAATTTGTAGCTGCTGTTACAAAAGCCACTTTCATATCTTGGTCTGTACTCAAGTTAGTAACCCTTAAGTATTTACAGTTCTCTACATCTAAAGCACCATCTGCACCATGAGGTGTAGAATTAAATACTGCTACTGTTGTAGTCTGTGAATGTGTACAAGTTAAAATTCTTTCAAATACATCTACTATACCTGTTGTTGTTAGTGTGTTTAATGAACCTCTTACTGAGCCATTCAATACTACATTTTCTGTAATTGTTGTTGTTAAATCTGCCATGTTATTTTTTATCTATTTGTTTAAGTTTATTTATTGCCCAATTTACACCTGACGAACCGCCCCAAGCATCCCACATAATACCACCACATCCTTCTGAGTAAGGAACGTCTTTATGTTGCTGATGTCTTTTAAATGATGCCATTCTTGCTATTGTGTCTCTACTGATTGGTTTTCTGTCTGCTAATTGTGCTGAACGTGTCCAACCTACTCTAGTTCCACAAGTGCTTCCGTTTTCTTCTTTATACTTTCTAGCTCTTTTAGCATTATTACTAGCTGCTTCAGGATAGTCGCTATAACTTTCAAGCTCTATACTTATTGCTTCTAGCTTTTCTAATATATCTTCGTACTTCATAGCTTTAATGTTATTTTAAATTTCTTCCATCCTATTTGAACTATTAATCTTCCTATCTTAAATTTTATCATTAGTAACCTGCACCTCTAATATTTGCAGGAATATTACAAGTTTGAAAATCATTCTGAACTAGAACCCCTATATTAAATACAAACCCACAACACAAATTGTCAAACCTTTCATGAAAAGGTTCTATTGTAAATTGGTCTTGCGTAAAGTAGATAGGTTCGTTTATATCATTTACTCCTTCTATTGATTGTCTAGAACTATGTCTTAGCATACCTATAATGTCTGTACAAATAGCTAGTGTCTGATTAAATACTTCCTGTTCGTTATTCTCTGTGTTTACAAGCTTAGTTAAAATCTCGTGCTGTTTAGTTTGCCAATCTGACTTTTCAGACACCATATCCATAATAAAGACTTGAAAGTTATAAGTAAGCTGACTGTCTCCTGTTGCTACTGATGTTGGGTTTATGTGCATTATTGGAAACTTCTCCATCTTTTCAAGATTGATGTCGTAAATATCACCTACTGAAATTGTGCTTATTTGGTCGTGATACTCGCCTAGTCTTAGCAAAGTGTTCACGACATTATTATAGCTTTTATTGTTCACCATTTCTTTTTACTTTATTTTGTGAGTTCAAGTCTGTTTCATAACTTAACCAAGTTAAGCACTCTAACAGTCCTAAATTCGTTATTCTTTCTAAGTTTACTATCTCACCATTTGTTAATCTATACATCACACCAAACCAACCCCACTTCTCTGCAAAGCTCTCTGTAGCTATTGCGTCTTCGTTTCCTTCAGCTGCTCCATCAAATACAATGGCAAAATCTCTGACAACTCTTTCCCTAAAGTGTAAAAAAAAACCAATGCACTTTGCACTTGTTGAGCTGACATCTTTTTCATTTCTTCCGTCCTAAGCCGAATATCTCCATCATAAGCGTTAATAATATAAATGTCATTCTTCTTTTCTTTTATCGGTCTATAAAGAACAGCCATCAATTCAGGTAAATGCTTTTCAATTCCACCCTTCATAAAGGTCTCAATGTCTGCATACTCTCCGAGAGTAATTGAGTCCAAATCAGGATGAAAGCCGTACTCAACACCATCTATTTCAATTATTCTTTTAAGCTTTGTATCTTGCTTTTGCTGTAACGCTGCTATCCTGTTCATTATAACTGCCACATCTGATAAAGCTAATTCCTTTACTAACTGCTTAGGAATATTAGATAATGCCGCTATTGTTTCAGTTGCTTCTTCTGTTTTAGTACCTGTTTCAAAATCAATAAGTTTTAACCACTTCTCCAAACTAACTTCTTCCCAACTGTTAATCAATTTGAACTCTTTTACCTTACCTTTCTTTTTGACTTTTACTTTCATCTGTTATATAATAGAAATTTGTTGTTTTTAGTTTACTGCACGTAATACTTACCAAAGTTACTGTCTATTTCATAGAACATCCTCATAGCCAAAGCGTCTGCATAATCAGGAGAACGCCCTAATATTGCTTTGACTGTATCTTTTGGAATTATTTGAAGCTTGTTATCTTTATCAGCGTCCTTAGTTCTTACTTGTTCCAATTCTTCCGTTATGTAATTCTTTATATTTACATCAGAACAACTAACTCCTATTTGCCCTTTGTTTATTTGGTCTGCTAATTTGTAATAGCATTGAGTCTTTAGGTTCTGATAGTTCTCACCTTTTAAAGCTCTTGCGTTATTGGTAAAACCTTGACATCTTAAGTAATCTTTTACACCTCCGCCAACTCCGTCTTCATCAACTATAATATTTCTTAAGTTTACTCCATTCTCTTGTTGTAGTTTCTTTATTTCGTCTACAACCTCATTTACAGCCGATTTAAGCAATGTTCTTATATATCTAATGTGTAGCCCTTGCCAAAGCATTATAACCGTCTTATCGCTTCCAAATCGTGCTACATCACAAGTTATATATTTATCTCCTTCAATTCCTTTCTGACTGAACATACTCATTATTGAGTTGTAGTCTATTAAACTATCAGCAGTTGCGTCATACTCCCAATTTCCAAATAGAAGTCTTTGTTTACTTAATTCATCTAATTGTGATAGCTGTGTTTCATAGTGCTTAGATATGTAGGTGTTATCTATAACTAAAGATTGGATAAACTTTCTGTAGTGCTTGATTGTCTTTTCCTGTGCAGGTCTGTAATACTCTGAGTACACCCAATTCTTAGCAGGGTTACAAGTCATTAGTAACTTAGGTATTAAACCGTTCTCATCAAGTTTATATCTAAGTCTTGAAGCTACTACGTTCTTTGCTTTTTCTGTTATCTGATTTGCTTCATCAATAAAAGCTCCTGTTATTTCTAATGAACCTAAACTATCAAAGTTTCGGTCTGATGGGTATAAGAACAAGTCCTTTAATATTATCTCAGAACCATTGTAAAAGGTTATCACATTACTTGAGCCGTTAAAAGTGTAATCCTTTATAGCTTTTAAATTCCAAGCAGTACATACTTCAAAAAATGTGTTTAGTGTAGTCTTTTTTAATGCGTCTAACTTAGACCTACCCATCAAGTATCTTGTCTTAGGGTATTGAAGGCACATTAAGATTAAATAACTTACGCCAACCCAAGACTTACCTCCACCTGCTGCACCTCCAAATAAAACTTCTTTAGTGCTATCGTCAAATAGATATTTCAAGCACTCCTTTTGCTTTAGTGTAAATTCAGGACTAATCTCCAAGGTTTATATTAATTTTAATTCTTTCATCACCTGAAGTTAGGTCTATTTCTTGCTTCTCATTATAACCACGCTTACGTCCTCTTGTTCTTAAAAAGAATGTAGTTGCTGTAGTATTCCCTTCTTTTATTTGTTTCTTTAAACTTGTTTCAGCAAAGTCAATAAACTTACTGTCAATTTCATCTACTGCTTTCTTGTATTCTTCATCACTATTATACCAAGCATAGTGTCTGCTTCTTGTTATTTCTGCTTTTTCACAAGCTTCAGTTACTATTCCTAAAGATACTTCTAGTGCAGCTAGTAATTTCTTTTTACCCTCCTGTGTCCTCTTTTGTTCTGTTTCCATAATATATAATAGAAATTATTCATATTCATTTGGAAGCATAAGCCTTATGCCTAAGTCAGTTAAAGCCCATACTCTTATTTGCTCTGTGTATTGCTCAAAGGCTTTTGTGTTTAAAGCTGTTGTACTTCCTATTTTATTTATTGCTATTTGGTTATCATTAAAACTTATCATTTCATATTCAGACAAGAACTTAGCTCTTAAAGCATCGTGCATTTCATTAGGAAAATATCCTAGTTCTTCTGCTAGTCCTTGTACGATACATTTCCAATAGTAACTGTTCTGCATATTGCTACGTGTGTTTCTTTGTTTCTTTACACTTACTATGTAGTCATTCTCTAATTCTTTTAGGTAACTGAATAGACTTTGCTTGTCTCTTTTGTCTTTTATTACAAACTTCATTTAGTAGTCTTCATTTACTCCTCTTGTTCCTATTAGCTTTTCTTTTGCTCCTGCCCAAAGCTTGTCACCTCTTTTTTTTTTACTTAATGACGCTTCAGTTCTTTTAAGACTTGGCATTCCGTCTGTTGGCTCTGAGTCCATCCATTTTCCGCAACTGCATTGAGCTTCTTTACAAACCCACTTTTTATCCCTTAAAACTATTGTAGCTTTGCCAACTTCTTTTTCTTCTTTACCACATTCGCAACTATAAAGAGTCATTATGTAATCTGTCTAATTCAAAGTGTAAATGATTTATTGCTTTCTGTATATCTTGTTCAGCAGGGTTACCTTCCTTTTTACCTGCCCTTAATAAATAAGTAATTGCAGTTCCTATGTTGTAGCTATCAGGTTGGAAGTCCTCAACTACTTTTCTTGCTGAGTAACCGTACTTTTTTCCTGAGTAGTAACTTGGTTCAGGTGTTGCTTTATAATCTAAGTCTATTGGCATATTTTCTAGGTTTTTAATTAGTTTCTCGTTTTGCTTCATTTTCTAATAGTTTTAATAATTGGTGCGGTGTATATATTCTGCTATCACCTGAGTAATTTTCAAAGATACAAGTAAAGTTATCTTTCTCCCAAGTCCACAAAGATTTAACTCCTTTATCAATATGCTTTTTTAATACCCATTTAATTGTTTTGTAAGTTCTTTCCATGTCTATTGTTTTAGTTCTTTGATAATTTCATCAATTTCAATTTCCAAATCAATACATACACCATGACAAAGTTTTAAATCTTCCAATTCCTCAATAACCCTTTGGTTTGCGTATTGTTCTATCAGTTCCATACTGTCATCTAATGTTTTCTTCCTGTGAGTATGTAGCCAATATTCCCCCTCGTGTAAAATATCAATAGCAACTTTATATACCTCGCTTTCTAATACCTTTTTTGGTATTTCTATTTGTTCATCTAATGATTCATCTATTTTTATTATTGAATAATACTCTTTCATATCTTATTGTTTTAATTCTCTTTTTATTTTTATTTTTTTTATCGCTTCTCTAATTTCTTTTCTTGTTCTTTTTGGATTACTCATATCTATTGTTTTAATTTATGTATACCATCTACAATGGAGTTTACTCTTTTAGTGTCGTCTTTACTTGTAGCATATAACATATTTGCAAAGTAAAGTAATTCTTCATCTATTGAAGTTTTTGGTAATTTATCTTCTACTACATCTCCATAATCTACAAAGAATTGAAAGAATATGAATGATACTTTAAAAGTAAATCCACTATCCCAATCAATAGTAAAGTTAATGTCTTTTGTATATCCTAACCAAAAGCATACATCCCATTTTTTTGTTTGTTGTCTTAATGTTAATTCCATCTTTATAATGCCTATATTAGTGAGAAGGTCTTTACTCTGTTATTATCTATTGTTTTAGTTTACTGATAACCCAACTCCATAACTTATTATACCACTTAACATTATCTAACCCTAAGTTTAAGAAATACTTCTTAGGTGAATGAATCTAACTCTGGTAGGGTCTGCAAGAAACTTCTTGCTTGTAGCATAATTAACTACCATAACTTTACTTAGTAGAGTGTTTGACACACCATATATTCTAAGCAATGCCTCAAATTCATTCCTAGACTTTCTTATCTTATCTAATGAATACTGATTAGTCATTTTTGTAAATGTATTTATCAATCTTCCAAGATGGTATTTTAAATTTAGATTTATTGTTATAATAAAAATCTACCAACTCATCTTTGTTTAATACTTGTAATGCTTGGTCTTCATTAATAAAACCTATAACCTCTTTCTTGTGCCAGACTACATAAGTATGTGGTTCTGTAAAGTGCTTATAAATCTCTATGCTTAAACATCCCGTCTTTGAACATCCTTTCCCATTGTTTTCTTGTATCTCTTTCATATGTGTTTTCGTTTATAGTTGTTATTATTTCTTCTGCTTCTAGTTGTGTTAAATCATTTAATCTTTCTATAATGTCTTCTATAGTTCTTGAAGGTAAACTTGTGTTGTAAATATTATTCTCAATGATAAGCCATTGGGTATC